CACTTACCCCTCCAACCAGCTAATAAATACGTTTGCGCTTCCGTTTGTAACAATTGCCGCTATTTTGTCACCGTCAGTTCCTCCGGGAGTCGTTGACGGACTGACTGTGATATAATTTTCGTCTCCATCGTGAATAAACGTGGACGTTCCGTCTGTTAGAGCAGTTGGATTTGTACCAACTTCAAAGAAAGTCAGCGGAGACCCGGAAGCTCCGTGACACGCGATTCTTGCCACGTTGCAGCCAAACGGAGTAGGACCAGATGCAACAGAGGTTCCAGAAGAAGTGATCTGTTCGTTAGAATTGATACGATAGGCGTAGACGTTCTGGCGGGCCATTTAGCCCTCCAGCCACGTGATGTTGACTGTGGCCGTGCCGATGCTCGCGATCTTTTCGCCGTCCGTCGCTCCGCTGCTCGTGTCACCCATGATAACAAAGTAGCCGGGAGCAGCGGGCTCTACCAAAGTGCTCGCAGCGGTGGCCGTGGGATTAGCGCCAATAGCGATGTTGACGTTCGCAGTGGTTGCGATGCGAGCAATGGTGCAGCCAAAGGGAGCACGTCCACTCTGGGCGCTGGTGCCTGTGCTGGTGATGTTTTCGCTGCTGATAATGCGCGAAGCGATGCTGTTCTGGTGAGCCATGATTATGCCTTTATGTTTTTGTCAGAGTTCATTTCGAAGCCTAGCTCGATGCCTTTGAGCTTTAGCTCTTCCCGTTTTACTGCCATATCGTGTTCAATTTCGACTCGCTCAAGTTCGAGCTTAGCGGCCTTGATTTCAAGTTCTTTCGCTTTGACCTGTGCTTCAAGCTGCGTAGCCTGAGCTTGCGTCATCATCGCTTGCGCCTGAGCCTGCGCCAGCTGCTCCTGAGCACTCGGCGGCGGAGGCTCGGTAGGAGGCGTTGAGATGAACTTGTCTACATTCTTGATGCCCATTTCGTCTGCAATCTCGCGCATAAGATTATAGATGTTATCAGGCTGAATGATCCCCTGAGTCTGTTGCCCAACCTTCTCAACGAGGGCTGCGTAATTGCTGAGGTTCTGAAGTCGAATATCCTGATCCCCGTAACCGATGCCGACTTCGATGTCAACATCAAGGTCTTCTCGCCAGCTGCTGGGATCAATCTGAAAGTAGGTGTTATTCAGTCGGACGATCCGTTTGCGATCCTCGTAACGCTGAATCAGGTTGTATATCTGCTTGAACATATTCCGGACACCAGTGTCAGCAAAGACACGAGCGATCAGTTCAAGGCGTCCTTGGGCATTTGTAAGAGCAGCTGTAATAGCTCCGCTAGTTACATGGGTCTTCAGTACGTCAGCCGAAAGACCCTGCGTCTGCGGGTTGACACCTGTGCGACCTGTCTTCAACTCCTCCCAGTATTTTAGCATCTCAAAACTGTAGCTCTGGAGAGCAGGAGTCTGAATAGGCTGTAGAGCATTCGGGCTTCTGGTTCTGACGATGCCACCGGGACGATTCGTCAGAAGGTCATCGATGTTCACCTGACCTTCAACAACTTGGAACCTACCGTTGTTCGAGAGGTACATATTGTCAAGGAGGTTTCGAGTCAGCGTCGAACGAATCAGCTGAACATCCTGAATAGTCTCTGCTACGCTCAATCCATAGAACTTGTGCGGAATCGGAATAGGACAGACGGTGCTGAACGGAATATAATCAATAGGCTCTACGTCGAGCAATTCTGAACCAGCGTGGAGGACTTTGTGCAGTACACTAATTCCACTGCCGTCCATATCAAACTTCAGGTAGGACTCGTAGACTTGGACCACCATCTCTGAGTCGGCAGCTGCCTGATTAGGATAGACATCTGTCGAGTCGTAAGCGTGGCGAGCCATATACTCTTGGCTCGTGGTGATGTCGTCCGCTCCACCTACGTAACCCGGAAGGCTATCGACAATCTCCGGATCGTAGCCCATCTTGATCAGGTCGCTCTTGCTCTTGTGCGAGCGATGGCAGATGAACCGAGCGTCCTCTAGAGTCTTGGCACCACGATTGATCAGAAACTCTTCCGGCGGCACGTTTTCAATCGTGACCTTGCCGCTCATCGTCGTTCTGGCGAAGGTCGCGTTGTGGTAAACCTCTTCGATCTGAATCATATCTCCGGTGAACGGGTCCGGCTGCTCAGTGATCTCGGTGATCTCTTCGTCGGAGACAAGCTCTAGCTCGTCATCCTGCATCAGAATCGAAAATTCCTGCTCCGTTAGGTTCTCGTAGGTCTCAGTCGTGGTCTTTTCGATCTCTTCCCAGTAGTGTTTTACGACGCCGACCTTCTGCATCAGGGCATCGAGGAAGAGATTATACAGCACCATGAATCCGTTATTCTGCTTGTAGAACACGTGATTCACGTACTTGGTCGCCTGTTCTGCGATGTCCTCGTCTTCCGGACCTTCGGGGACAAATTTGACAACACGATCTCCAGCTGTGAAGATGCGCATCAAGCTGGGCATCATCCACATCAGGGTATCTTGGACATCAGTGACTACGACCTGACTGCGGCCATCCTCTTCGTTGCCGAAGGGTTCGCCGTAGAAATACTCGATGGCCTTCTCGCGCTGCTGGCTGATCTCAGAGTCCATGTAGTCACTGGACCCGTTGATCTCGCTTTCTACGAGACCAATGATTTCGTCGTCTGTCATATTATGAGCCATCAGGATTTCTTCTTCTTCTTGGGAAACCCGGCTTTCATCGCTGCGTAAGCTTTGTCGGAGACGGTGCTCTTGCTCTTAGGACGCGAGATGCCCTTCTTTTTGCGAGCATTGATGTTCGCATAGAGTCCTTGTTTAGCCACGTTTCTTCTCCTTATACCCGCTTGCGTAAGCTGCCTGTGCTTGCCTAGCTGCTCCAGCTTTGGTCTTGTAGACCTTGCCCTTACTGCCCCACTTGTAGCCACCTTTGACTTTGCGGATTGGCATCAGACTATCCCTGAGCTAGAGTATTTGATTTCCTGTTCAAAACCGTACTTGCGGTAATGAGTCTTGTTTTTCAGCTTTTCGCCGAAGCGTTCTACAGAGAGAACAGCGTAGCGCATCGCTGAAATCAGATCGTCTTTGATCGCAACCACCTTACCATTTTTGCGATGGTAGAGACGCATTTCTTCCAAAGTTTCAACACAACTTGAAAAGATTTGCAGACGACCTGTTTCGAAGCGTTGTAGCATTTCGCTAAGCCCTGCTTCAATCGAGTTATTACCATTCAATTTGCCTTCCGCTGGTGGATTGCTAAAATGCTCAGGAAGCATATAGACGCCTAGGTCTCGATACTGTTGGGCCAGCTGAATGCCTGATCCCTTATCATGCTGTAGTCCATCATGGGGGAATGCTACAGGGATACCGGGTGTTCTGGCATTGATCACAGCTGCGTGTGTCAACGGTGTTTCTTTGCTTCTGCGATACTCGTCGTAGACGTAGATGACATCGTCGTCCGGATCAAATGCTACCCAGCTGATTGCCGTAGGGTGGTCGTAGCCAAAGTCCACAGCAGCAAGTCTGGGAAAGTGCTCTGGAAGATCGAAATCCTCGCAGGTGATGTCCTCCTCTGTTACCGGAAACACCAGACCAGAGCCGAATACCGGAATACCACGAGAGCGCATATCGCGCTCAGCTGGGCTATATACGGCTAACAGCTGTTCCTTCGTCTTCTCGTCTAGGTGATCTACGTCGTCCCAAGTGGCTGTCGTCAGGCTTTGTCCGGGTTTCAGTTCGTTCATAAACGCCGAGACCACAGAGGTCATGCCACGCTCCGGCGTAAAAGTCATATAGACTATTCCACCTGTATCTGCGGTTCTCGTGATGCACTGAGAGAAAATCTCCTGCTTCGGTTCCTCGTCGAGCCAGATGACATCTACTGACTCACCCATGAACTTCTCGAATCCCTGCTCGTATGCCTTGAAGCTGATCTGGGAGTTTCCTCCAGCTTTGTGCTTTACGAGCGCAGCTGAGTAGGCATTGGGGACACCGGGTTTACGAATGGTCTCGATGATGTTCTTTAGCGGTACTGCTCCGGTGCCTCTGCGCGTTGGGTCCTGTGGGTTGCCAAAGAGTTCTTTTTGGATGATGTCTCTGGTCGTATCGTTAGACTCGCCAGCTGCCCAGACTCTGACCGGGCGATTAAACCTTCTTCCCTTCCACCATTCCGGGTAGTCGCCTGTCAGGTGGTACGCTGTTTCGGCTGCACCACAATAGGTTTTTCCTACTCGGTTAGCGGCCATCAGGATGCGCTGTGCGCAATCTTGACCCTCGGTGTGAAACTTCGTCTGGTAGCCATAAGGCTCGTATTGCAGAATCCGGGTTGTTTCTATTCTGCGCTGTTTTTCCTGTAGAAGCTTCAGTACCTCAACTTTATCCACGTAGCTTTACCACGTTTTTAGACAACCGCTCGATCTGTTCGTCAAGCTCCTTGTCAGACAACTCGGAGACTTCTCGAATCACAGTCTCCTGCTTGTGCGTTGCATCGTAACCCGCACGGCTCAAGATGTCTCGCGCAGCGTTCAATCGGACGTTCTCGGATTCCGCTTCGCGCATCAGTCGCTCTAGGACCGTCAGAGCCAGAGTAGCTGTCTCTCCGACTCGCTCTTTGATCCGCTTTTCAATGTGGAGCCAAAGGTGGCGCTGGAGACGCTTTGCTCGATTCTTGGAGTTCGACCGCTCAGCCGTGTACCCAGCTTTGAAGAACGCCTCTTCTGGTTCAAGGTGGTTGTCCACGAGGTTCACGATGAACTCGTGTTCCTTGTCAGTTAGCCCTTTGTCTAACGTCTTTGGCTCTTCGTAAGACGCATACTTCTTAGTTTTCATAGAGTCCCCTCCTAGGGTTATTCTTACAGCTAGTATATAGGAAAAACAATGGTGTGTCAATGGTGATTTTCAAAATTACCCCCAGAATGGACACAGAGAACATGATAATGATGATAACACCGTGGGGGGTCTGTACCTCTTTTGTTCCTGTTTTATTCCAGACGAGAACAAAGTTGGAACAAAGCGCGAACATCCAACAAGGTCAGCAATGTTGTCCCAATGTTGGGCCAATAGGTCAGCAATGTTGTCCCAATGTTGCCCTGGGAACGCCAATATTGGGTCAATGTTGCTGACGTATTCGATCGTGGCAATGGTGTGACAGTTTAGAAAAATTCTAAAGTGCGTGTGAGTGCGTTAGTTAGATATCAAATTGTTGATATGTAAACAATTGGTCCATGCAATTGTTCCGGTTTCGTAACTATTTTGTTGCCAACTATTGAGTAGCCAACGTAGCCATGCAAAAAGCGCATATGCCTCTAAAACGGCCATAGAGCGCCATAGAGCGCGATCTATGTTTTCAGGTATGTACCTAGCCGGGACATGCGACAAGGGCACTCACGGGCGACCCTAGGCCATGTACTGAGCGCATAGCTGGACCCCTGAGCTATGCAGATTTGCCGTGTCAATAGACACAAGCGCATAGCAGATATGCAAAATTGGATGCACATTGTCACAATGTTGCCACAATTCCGGGTATAATGGGAGTGTTTCAACGGCAATAGGAAAGGAATGCCATGTTTAAACGTACAAAGCTAACTGACGGAACCACCGGTTACCGCTTTTCGTGGGGACTAATCCGGAAACGGGCCGCGAAGAAACGATACGGGATGAAAACCGGAAAGACATTCTTCGCGGTACACGCCGGGTTGCGTTCGGTTTATATCGAACGGAAATCGCCCGCAAAAATGTTGTGGAATTTTGCGGGTTAACACGTCCGAGCGGGCGGCCAGCAATGGTCGCCCGTTCCAGCGTGTTAACCTGAAAGGAAAGACAATGTTCAAAACCACTGCGTCAATTCGGCGGTTTATCGCGCTGCAAAAGCATGCGCACCCTGACGCTCCGCCCAAGGCTTGGCAAGAGTACACAATCTATGTACAATGCGTAGCAGATAAACAATTCCCGAAAACATTCAAAGAATGGATCCTATCATGAAAGTCAAAGAAGCAAAGCTAGCTGGCAAAGTCTCGACTGGCAACACGAAAATGCCGGGAACTACTTTCGCAATCGACGCATTCGCTTGCATAACCGGTTCCAAATTGGCCAAGATTGCCGGAACGCCATGTGCCAGCTGTTACGCTCGCAAGCTTCAAAAGCTTCGGCCGAGTGTAGATCAAGGCTGGAAAGACAATCTATCGCGCTGGAATGCCACGCCGCGCGATCAATGGGTTGCCAGCATGGTATTCCAGATTGAGCGATATAACGTCGACGGATATCACCGTTGGTTCGATAGCGGCGACTTGCAATCAATCGAAATGCTCGACGCTATCGCTGAAGTCGCACGATTGACGCCGAAAATCAGATATTGGTTGCCGACACAAGAACGCCGAATGGTCGCCGATTGGCTCGCCATGGGCAACACGTTGCCGGACAATCTTAATGTTCGCGTATCAGCGTCCAAGCTCGACGGCGACAAGCCCCAAGGGATCAATGGCTCGCAAGTGTACACGGCCGCACCTAAGGGCTACGCCTGTCC